ATTTGATGTCCCCGCTATATTCAAAGCGACATTATCAAGCGTCAAATAATAAACTACTCCGCCTGGGTTTTTAGTTTGCATACAATCGCGCGTGTTTTGCGTTTGATTCAATGTGCCGTTTCTTAAAGAGAAACCTGTTGCTCTAACGATAAACGGATTGTTTATGTCGTAAGTTTCGCCACCTAAGTCAAATATAACTCTAAGAATTGCGTTGCCTCTTTGGGCGACGGCAAAATCCATAATAGCAACAAAAGCTAAATCATTAGTATTACCTGACGCCGCACCCGCCGCGCCCCACGCTTTGACGCTATAAGGAAAATGTAGATTTTGTTTTACTTGCAAGCTTATTGCGGGTAAGTCTATGTACTGACCACCATCAGCAGTACCAGTACCAGCAGCAACGACAGTAAAAAATAATACGCCAGAGTTATGGCCCGTGGCGTAATCACTTACAGTTAATTTTTTACCAACAGGGAAAACTATTGTGCTGGCAACCATTGATTCGACAGTATCAAACACATACGGTATAGCCAAGCTCGTAATAGGGTTAATAAACTCAACGATTTGCACTGCTGCAATTATTGCCTCGTCTGCTGTGCCTTCTGCGATCACAATATCATACACACTATCAGCAACTTTGAATTGATAGTTTCCTTTGTTATCAGTTTGCATGGGGTTAGCAATGGCTACATCAGCAATATTAAATATCGACGCTAAAGCACCCAAACCAGCAACAGGAGTGCTTGCAACCCTTACCGTGACATTGACACCTAACGCGGCGTTTAAGTCTGCTGCTGATGTTGATGGGTCTACGCCATCATTTCTTAATACTACGCTGTTATTGTATACTCTCATTAGTGATCACCATTTCCGTTTATATATCTTGTTGCTAAATCGCCATCAGCGAATAAATTAACTGTTGTCGCGCCGCTGTCTAGTATACCACTACCGGCAGCTCCACCTGTTGCACCATTGTTTGCGCCTGCATTACCCCAACCTGAGCCAGTGCCATTAACCTCGCCGTTTGTGCCTGCATTACCGCCTGATGTATTAGAGCCAGAAAATAAACCTGCATTGCCGCCTGTACCTGGTAATCTACCGTCGCCAGCGTCACCACCATCGCCAGAAACAAAACTAGGGAATGAGCCGGTGTAATCAAAACCACCTGCACCACCGCTAGGCGCTCTCATATAACCGTCTGCAACTGGATAACTAGTAGAAGGAGTTGCACCACTGAAATAAATATCGCTATTAATCCCTTGTGCGTCATAAACCACACCACCATTTTCACCATTACCAGGAGGTAAAGTTATTAGCGTATTAGTTTCTGAATCCCACTCTATTTCTTGACCAAACCCGCCAAACCCGCCTCGAGCCTGTCCATCAAACCCGCCGACCATGATTAGTATTATTTTAGAGCCAGCAGCAAACGAACCTGCTCTAATTGCTACCTCTCCCTGTGAATTGCTACTATCAAGTATAAATGTAATCTCAACCACTTGAGATGGCGCTCCGGCTAAGGTGAATAAATTAACGCTACTTAATGTTGAGCCTAACACTATTTCTGTTTCTGTATTAAATGCAGCCTCGTAAGTCATAGCAGTGACATCGTAATATCTACCGCTATTTGTATACTTTGGGTTTATCTTTGTTATCTGTGCGCGTAAATTACCAGACTCTAAACCATCAAATGATTGTTCTGAGGTTGCGCTAATGTCTATTACATCACCCGTCTTGAAATTTAAAAACCTTTCTTCTGTTGTCCATGTTCTTACGTATGGCGTGAATTTAAATCGACTGACGTATCTTTGCGTTAACAATGTCGCTGAATCTTCAGTTAATAGAAAGTTATTATCAAATTGCTTATCTTTATGCTTACCAAAGAACTGAGCTGTTGCTAGTGTAGGGTCTGAAAACTGACTGGCCCGCTTGTAGCTTTCAGCATCATCATTCTGAGCAAGATATTGCTTATCATAAAGCACTAATGCTCTAGACGCTCTTAGTGAATCCTCTGGGCTTTTCTTTAGCGTATATGAATTAATCTCTTTGCCTTCAGTTGAAGATGATGTTGATTGTTTCCATACAGTAATAGCTGATAATTTTATTTTACTTTCTGTCACGCCATACCAAGAGTCCATTAAAAAACCAGTTAATATGCGATTGAGCACATCATCAACGCCTTCAGACTCACTGTGTAATGTGTTTATTTTGTCTAGCGTGTGCCATTCTGCAACCTCAGCAGCCCACTCAGCAGCAGGAATTAATGAAACATCCACATCACTATCAACCAATACTTTTGTTATTAATGCGTCTATGGTTTCGTTATCAGATACGCTGCAAATGAATACTTCATCACCAGCATCATGAGCCGCTTTTATTGTGCTTGTTAATCTAACGGCAGAAACAGGAGCGTCTATTGGCAAACCTCTGACAGCGACATTAAGTACAGCCGTAGCGGTTAGGTTATTGCTAACACTATTGACTCTCATGAACTCTTCACCGACTCTGACGACAATAGCAGCAGAGTAGTCAGTAAAGTCATCAACAGGAACGGTTGCATTAGTGTCATCAATATCTAATCTTAAGAATCCACCCGTCGCAATAGGCCACGACTTTTCATTCAAGTTAGCAACAGATAAAACATCTTTACATTCAATAGTCCAATCGCCTGTGCTTGAGTTAAGCTTTAATGCATTAGAGATGTAACTTCTAGTTTCTGCGCCATTGGCCAAATCAATAGAGCCATCTTCTTCGACTCTGTAAAGCTTTAATCTGGCTTGTCTGTTTTCAAATATTTGTCTAATGTCAAACTTACCAAAAAAAGTGCCTTGGTTTTTAACTGTGTCAGTAACCGCGGGCGCGTAAGTGTTTGGATCTTGCCCGTTAAAATCTGTAAATGTAATATTTAATGAGCCGCGCCCAGATAAACCGCGGCCAGGCTTTAATTCTGTCGCAGTTTCTTTGATTGATTTAATACATCGCCATATTGGCTCACCGTTAATACTTGGCAATATAGGTGCGTTTTCATTAGTAAAATAATAAGTTTTATATTCACCTGTCCACGCTTGGTCACACGTCAAAGGCGTGCCATAACCTTGCGCTGAACCAATTGTACAAGTACCAGTTATTATGGGCATGTCAATCTCAAACACTTCAAAGTGCCTTTGAACTCGCATGTTTCTTGTTGCTTCAAAAGTAGCCATTATTATAACCCGTTGTAACAATCAAATTTTAAGCTGATAGCATCTAAGCTTCTAGTTTCAGAATGAGCTTTAACGCTGTGGTCTGGATTATAACAAATGTAGCTAGACTCTGGCTTGCTCTTAACCTCTTTAATAAAGAAAGGCTGCACAAAACTAAAGTCTACAAATGTTTGCCACGCTTGTTCAGCGAATGTTGACAGCTCATTAGGGAGTATAAGATTGCCTTTAAGCTCTTTGCTTTTCTGAGTTGAAGAGATAGGCCCCACTTGCAAAGTTGATGCTGTGCGTTGCACTGTGTGACGATTAAGCCATTGTCTAGAGTAACCAGATTGCTCACCTTTTAATATCGTTAAGTATTGCCCCGCTGCAATAAAGCTCACGGTCATCTGATAGTTGTTAGGCACAGTAACAAACTTAATTTTTAAGTCTTGAAATGTCATACTAGGAAACGTAAACATAACATTATTATTTCTTTGTAGTATAACGCTATCAATCAATGTTGCACCGTTGTAAAGTTCAATAGTTGCCTGTGTCGGTGTTGCCGCTGTGTGTCCTGAAATAGCCACGTAAGCTATGTTAGTTTGTGCGCCATAACTGACAACAAAGTCAGCCACGTTAGTTCCACACGTATAGTTTAGTGAATGGTCTGGGTCTGATATGTTAGCAGCTACCTCGCCCGTGCCAGGGTCAGTAATAGTTGGCACTTTGTTAATCAGCACGTTGGTAGTTGAGATTGACAAACCCTCGACTACTATTTGCGATGCTGTACTTGAAATAATGGTCATGAGAATCTACCCTCTGATTGGCCCTTGTTTAAGCCTCTTGCAATTGCATCTAGTATATCATCGCCGCTGTCATCAGAGAATGAGATCCTACCCTGTGTCGAGCCGCTTGCTGTACTGTCAGTTATTGCTAATTGCGAACCAGGGTCTTGAACAAAGCTTGCTTGCTCTGCCGGTGCTGTTGACGGCACACTTCCAGTGCTTCCAGTGCTTCCAGGCGATGAACTTAGTATTGATGATATTTGAACAGCGCCTAATGTAGCCGTAAGTGCTGCACCTGCATAATCTTGCTTAGATAATGCTTTAGTGACACCCTCTGCTGTATTGATAAAAGCCACTGTTGCGCTGATAGCTTTGTTTTCACCAAAAGCAATTTGAGCTAGCATCATACCGTCATTAATTAATTTTTCTTCCGAGTCTGCCGCTTCTTGCTTTCTTTTTCCGTCTACTTTATCTTGCTTGTCTTTATCTTTATCTAGCTTTTTATCTTCTTTTTCTTTCTTATCTATAACCGCTTGCTTTTCATCTTCATAACGCTGGTCAATATCTATCATGGCGTTAATTAATTCGTTATGCAGCTCTTTTTTTAACTGATTATTTTCGCCAATTATCTCTAATTCACGCTCATACTTTTCAATTAATAACTCTTCTTCAGTTTTAAATCTATCTGCTATTGCTTGTATTTCGTCACCAGTACCAGTGCCGCCTTCACCATCGCCACCTATAGCACCACCTATCTCGCCGCCTTGTGCTGCTTTAGCATCTGCCAATACAAGTACTTGTTCATCTAACACAACTAATTGCGCGTTAAGCTCTTCTGTTCTTATTCTCTCTAAGCCAATTGACTCTTCAAGCTGACCTATTGCCCTTGTGTTAAATGCTCCACCGTCTTTAGCGTTAGAGTTTTGAGCCTTTTTAAATGCAGTTATTTCTGCTTCATACTCTAATATCCTAGCTTGTGATTCTTGTATTTGAGTATTGACACCAACTTGTGAGGATATGTTTTCAGCATCTAAAAATGAGTTAGCAAAATCAATAATAGTTTGTGTTGCTTGTGGGACGATAGCGATAACATCATTAAAAAAGTCATCCATTACCGGTGCTAATGTTGCGCTGATTGCTGTTGATGCATTACCAAG